TGTAGGACTATCCTAGTTTATTCAACTAGGATTGTCAACCCTTGTTATTATTGTATCAGTATAAGTTCCGTCCCCATATCCATATTGTTTCTTTTCTTTGGTAACCTCAACCGATGTTTCAAGGGGCGTGGTCCTTGGTTCAATGGCAATGACTCGTTCTATATGTTTATTAGCAAAGTCATTGTAACAGCCATTACTACAGAAATAAGAGTACATGTTTATATTGTTTGAGTATTGTTTTACTTTCCTAGTTCTTAAAACCTTGCTACCTTTAACACCTCTTATTCTATCTTGTGTATGAGAGGTATGGCAACTCGGTCCATGGCACCATACATGTTCACTCATGAGTTATCTCCCTCGGTCATTTGAAATCTAGCCAAGATTTTCGCATGGCTCTCGATTGCACTCTCTAGAACTTTTATTCTGTCCTCTAGAAATTTAATCTTTTGTCTTTCATATCTTTCAGCTTTGTTCTGGTCGTGTAGTTCAAAGTGTTCTTCATTTAGTTGTGTCATTAGTACCTCACTTTCCAATTAACAGTTGCTGTTCTATATCCATTATTATCTAAATCATAATATACATAGTATGGAACACCTTGTTTATTTTTACCATAACGAGATTTTTCGTCGTGCTTTCCTTTTCTCGTGATGTGTTTTTTGTGCTTGTTTGCGTAGTAAGTAATGTAAAATGTTTTGTCCATGTTATTTCTCCTGTATTGGTTATAGGACTATCCTATATTATAGGATAGCCCATGTCAAATGTTAATTTACACTTGCTTCATATTTTTTTCGTGCTTCTATCTTCTGGGCTAGGGTTAAAGGTTTATTATTCTTTAGACCTTTAATCATATCAGCAAGATTTTTAGGGTTGTAGATTGTTAAGCCTGTTGAGTTAGTTCTAATCAATTCAGCTTCCTCAATTTCAATACCTAGTTCAGTTGCAAGTTCTATTGCTTCACTCAAGTATCTATATGCTTTCAATCCAATTTTTAATTGGTCGCATTGTTTAGTTATACTATCCACCCATGTTTGATGAGTTGATACAACTTGACCTTTGGCAATTCTCCATGCTTCAAGTTGTTTGTATTCATCTTGAGTACAAGCTATTGCTCTTGACCTACAATAAGATGTTCCAATAACATCAAGATAAAATTGGTCGTCAAATGATTTCGTTAAACCATTATTATCCCTATCATTATATCTTCCTGTTCTCCCTAATGCTTTATCATTCAGGTCAATATGTTTTGTCTTGTGTGGATTGTCTTGGTTTTTATCTTGCTGTGCTAGTATATCTGGATTTAAGTCCAATGCTCTCAAGTCCTCTCTTAAATAAGCATAGGCAAACTTTCTACCCTCGTCGCTTGAGTGTTCATTACCATTTAGATTACCAAACAAACCAAAGTCAAAGTGTGATTTAGTTTCAACTGTGTCATTATCTTCATCAACAGCTTCATTGTGTGCAAAGTAAAAACATTTATCTTTGGCTACAACATCAACAGCTTCACCATATTTCTTTTTATAATGTCTTAATGTTGCAACATCATCACTTGGATAAGCACGTTCAACTATTTGAGAAGCTAATCCAAATGCTGACTTATATTGAACATCAACATTTTCTCTTGCTTGTAGATAGTCCTCTCTCTCTTGTGTGCTTTCATTTTCAAAAACGTGTTTAATTTTATTAAACAGTTTGTTTCGTAGTTCGGTGTTCATTCTTATTTTCTGTGTCATGTTTCCTTTGGTTATATTTATTTTAATTAAAATCAATTTAGCCCTTGACTAATACTTTGTCAAGCATTATATAGGAGATAGATTAGTAATAGGTAAAGTAATCAAGTAATTGATTACACACAAGTTTGTTGTGCATTAATCCCTATTACTAATTTTATCAGTAGCACGTACTTTGTGGTCGTGCTACTGATCCCTGATCTCTTGACCGAGTGGTGTAGCTTATGCGGAAACGATCGTTGCTACTGGCCAGCACTCAAGGGATCTGGGATCAGTTACTATGACTGTGAGAATAAACACTAGAACATAGGTTGCGACTTTCGGGGTGGCCTCTCGTAAAACCGGTAATAAATCAGTCCCGGACCCTACGTAGCTAGTGACTGATCACTTTAGAATGATTCTAATTAGCAAATTCAACCTGAGGTTGTAAAAAAAATTCAACCTGAAGTTGAAAGTTTCAAGCGGCAAGCTTCAAGCACCAAGCCTTAATAAGAACACAATTAAGTAGTACAGTATAAGTTAACCAATACAGGAGAATAAAATGTCAGAAAGTACAAAAGCGTTAATTAGAATAGCGGATGCAATAGAAGAGATCCTGCGTCTTGTTAAAGAGGACCAAGAAAAATCAAGAAAATACATGGAGGACAAAGATGAAAGCACAAGTTAAATCTTTGAAAGATCTTTTAAAATATCTAAAGAAACACAATATTTCAGAAGACGATGCAATAATCCTACTTAAAGCTGAAGAAATTAAAGATAATCTTAGAATAATAAATATGCACAAACAAATTGAAAGCTTAGGGAGTTTAAATTGATGAAAAGAATTAAACATCGAGATCTAACTCACTATTTTTTACAAGATCATAGGCGCCTACCGCGCGCCTATGTTGCCAGCTGCGAGCGCTTTTTTAAAAGTCTCAAGCTCCATGGACCAGGGCCCAAGGACCAAGCGGCAAGCTCCAAGCGTCAAGCGGCAAGCCTTAATTCGAACACAATTAAATAGTACTAATAAATAAAATATACAGGAGAAATAAAACAATGAATATAAAAGAAGCACAAGCAATAACTCACACTTTAAGCAAGCCCGGCAAGATGCCCGGGTTTGCATATTCAACACCAGCTCACGAATGCAAAACAGGTACTAAATTAAGATTAATTCCAAACTCTGTCTGTTCTAACTGTTACGCCTACAAACGAGGCCGTTATAGATTCCAAAATGTTATAGACGCGCAATATAAAAGATTTAGATCTTTAACTCATCCTAAATGGGTGGAGGCTATGGCCGCACAAATTAATTCAAAGAAGGTCAAATATTTTAGATGGCACGATTCAGGTGATGTTCAAAACCTGGACCATTTAAGACGAATTTACGAGGTCTGTAGGTTGACGCCTGAAGTTAAGCATTGGATGCCAACTAGAGAAGCATGGACCAAAGACTATATTGTTGAAGCTCCTGACAATCTTGTTGTCCGGTTCTCCATTCCAATGGTGGACCAGGCAGCAGGGACCAGCTGGCCCAACACGTCGACAGTCTCAACTAAAAAAATTGATGTAACATGCCCGGCCCCTCTTCAGGGTAATAAGTGTAAAGATTGTAGAGCTTGCTGGGATAAATCAGTTTCAAATGTTTGTTATGGTGAGCACTAATATGAAAAAAACAAAGTACACTTTTATGTATAGATCCAGGGACGGTCATTTAATGCGCCCTGAATCATTTTTGAATATTAATAAAGGCCGCACGTTGTCCAGCTCACAGCTGCGCGCGTTAGGTATAACAAAAATAAAAGCTTCAAGCGTCAAGCACTAATGGATTTTTTTAAAAACGGCACCGGCTGGTGCAGGCGCCATGATCCAAGCGCCACGGCTCCCGAACCAATTAGAAAATCCCACGCGCCTATATTTAGGAAGCTTCAAGCTGCAAGCGCCAAGCATCAAGCTTCAAGCGCCAAGCATCAAGCACCAAGCTCCGAAAGTTTCAAGCGGCAAGCATCCCAACCAGAGTAACAAGCGTCAAGCTTCAAGCCGGAAGCTACAAGCTCCCTGATCCGGGAACCATGGTACATGGATATAGGAAAAGTATTCGAGGACCACGGACCAAGGGCCTCTATAAGGATAAATGTATTGTCAGGATGCCTTAAATGGAACGCAATTTGATGTGGTGAGAAACGAACTTTTTTACTCTTGGTTACTTTTAATTCAATAGTGAAGAAGTGGCGATTATTATTGTAGACCAATAGATCAGGAGTACCAAGTAAGCTAATGTTTTCAAGTCTGAGAAGTGAAAAATCCTTAAAATGACGCTTAACTTTTTGGTATAATTTAGCCTCTGGGCCCATAGGTTTTTTAAAGTAACCATGTCACGCAAATACTACAGTGTATCACGTAATTTATCTGGAATAATTATCTTTCTATCGCTCTTAGTTTTTAAAACTAGACGGTGAGATTGATGGTTTTTAGTTAACCCAATTATTGTTTGATTGTTTTCGTGTACTTCCATTTTTTTAATTTCTTCTAGGAATCCATTGATCTCTACCATAATCACAGCATCACTCATAGCGTTGCCTTGACGACTTCCATCTTTTTTAGACTCAGTAAATTTAGATAAGAATTCTTGAAGGTCTCTTACTCTCATTTAGATTTTTCTGCAAGTAGTTTATCAATTTCTTTTCTGTAAGTAGCATTGTCATATTCTAACTCTTGAATACGTCTGGCTAGACCAACCAACTTAGTGCTTAACTCATCTATAATTTTTTTAGAACCTTTAAGTATATTATCAGTCTTAATCCATTCAGATTCTTTCTGTTTATATTCCCAAATTTGTCTTTGATGTTCTTCAATAAGGAAGGTTAAATCAGACGCTCCTCTATCTTCTACTGGTTCACTCACGTGTTTCCTTTCATTTTCAAATGTTTTGTCTTCATCTTTCATATTGACTTTATAGGATAGTTACCCTAAATTGTCAACATGGGAGTACCAAAAAGATTAACAGAAATGCAAAAGAGATTTGCCGAGTTTATAGTATTCGGTGATGAAGAAGGTCCTGTATCTCAATCAGAAGCAGCTAAGTTAGCTGGGTACAGTCATAAGCGGTGCAAGGTAGAAGGATCAGAGTTATTAAATCCTAGACTATCTCCATTAGTAGTTCAATATGTAGATTCACTTAAACAAGAGAGATTAGCTAAACATGAAGTTACGTACGATAAACATTTAGCTGAACTAGATAGAATTAAAACAGCGGCTTTGAAGAAAGGGAGTTTCTCTTCTGCTGTAAACGCTGAAGTATCTCGAGGCAAGGCAGCAGGACTATACATAGACAGAAAAATAATAAAACATGGGAAAATAGAAGATATGTCAGAGGAAGAAATAGAATTAAAGATGAAAAAGATTTTAGAAGACTACGCTCCGATGTTAAATATGAAGACTGTTGATGCATTAGAAGAAGAAGTTAATGAAGTTTCGTCA